TCCAGGGTCCTTGGAAGCCCGAGACTGAGCTTCTCAACGGACGTCTCGCGATGATCGGAATTCTATCGCTTCTTCTGACCGAGTCGATCAATCCCGGAACGCCTCTATTCTGATACTTAAAAATAAAAACGTAGTATAATATAAAATGTCTGGCGGTATTGCCCAACTCGTTGCCATTGGTGCTCAGGATGCCCATATTGTGGGTAAGCCAGAGGTTTCCTTTTTCCGTTCCACGTATAAGCGTCATACAAACTTTGCGCAAACTGTCGAGAAGCAGGTTATCCAGGGTAACCCTTCCACGAATGGCATGTCCACTGTGCGATTCGAGCGTAAAGGTGACCTCGTCGGTTACGTGTACATCTCCAATCGGACCCCCCAGAACCTGACCCGCGCCGCGTGGAAGGGGCAGATCCAAAAGGTTGAACTTCTCATCGGTGGTCAGGTCATCGACACACAGACATCGGAGTTTTCCCAAGACATCGCGCCCGCCCTACTCGCGCAGACGTATTCCAAGTCGTTCGCCGCGCTCGGTGACGGCGCGAACACCACCCAGTTCTACCCTCTCCGCTTCTCTTTCTGTGAGAATGCTCAGTCCGCTCTTCCTCTCGTGGCGCTCCAGTACCACGACGTCGAGCTTCGCATCTCTTGGGGTACGATTTCTCAGTCGGACTTTGAAGTACACACGCAGTTCATCTACCTGGATACCGACGAACGCACTGCGATCGCCGCGACTCCTCATAACATGCTGATCACTCAGACGCAAAAGTCGATCGCGTCTTCCGCGACCATCCAAGAGCTCAACTACAACCACCCCATCAAGTTCCTCGCGACTCGCAAGGATTCTGCGATCGGGTTCGCAAGTGGTAACGTCAAGCTTCAGATCAACGGTACCGACGTAGGCGATGCTAAACCCGCGAAGCCTCACTACACGTCGGCCTCGCTCTACTACCATACACCCTTCTCCACTCTCAAGTCGGACAACGCCGAGCATTTCCTCTACCCTTTCTGCCTCGACACGTCCAAGCTTCAACCTACCGGCACGCTCAACTTCAGTCGCATCGATTCGGCTCGTCTCGTGACCGACACCGGCGTGTTTAACACCGACATGTACGCGGTGAACTACAACATTCTTCGCATCGAAAACGGTATGGGGGGTCTCATGTACTCCAATTAATTCCCAGTATATAGTACCATGTGGTTTTTACTATTTGCATTAGCGTTCATCTTTATAATTACATATGACCCCAAATCGAGAACACTCGAGAAATACATTCCCATGGGGCCAGCACCTTGTAAAGATGGACATTATAACGAAATTCAGTTCGGGCAAACGGGATATGAATGTCCGGAGAACAAAACAACACAGTTGGGTGCAATTATATCTACTTAAAAAGAAAAGCGGTACGTAGTATACACAATGTTTTCTTTTGACAGAGATACAACTCTTATCGCATCCGTCGCTGTGTGCATTGTCGCTACTATTTTCCTATACAGGGAATTCCGTAGGAGCAAAAACGATCTTTACGAACTCAAGAATCTTGTAGATAAGCACGACTCGTTTATGTATTCCAGGGAGTCTGATGAGTACATGGAGGAAATTGAGGAGCAGGCACCCCCACCGACGAACACACAGGAAGTGCCAATTACTCAATCGTCTCAGCCCTCCGTCGTACAACCGGACGCGCAGTGAATGACATATAATACTATCCGTAAAATATAGAGGCGATGAGCCATGAAAAAATACAAGGCCATCGCTATACCCGTGTCATTCGCAGGAAATATACCAAGGTTTTTAACCGTTCGAGATAAAAGATTTAAGGAGTGGATATTTGTGACAGGTGGTTGTAAGCGTCGAGAGATGTATTACCCACTACGTTGTGCCCTACGGGAATTGCGGGAAGAAACGAGGGGTGTCGTATCGCTCAATAATGGAGAATATACATCATTCACGTTTAACGTGATGGAAAGTACTAATGTCGAACTCGAGTATACTGTCTTCATATTGTACGTGGATTACACGAGAGAACAGCAGCTTGAATTGGTTCGTCGTTTCAACGAAGAAAAATATAAAATGTACACAAAAAAAATTCATGTGAAGAGGTCATATGACGAAAATGATTATATGAGTTTCGATACACTTTCAGAGTTTAACTCGAGACATCGTTGGGATAGGATTGTTCAAAATGTCATCCAGAACACCGAATTTTACAAATGCGTGACGTCACGAGATAGAAAATCCTTTTATATTAAAGAATGAAATCGAAGATTTACATACTGATGCGAATTAAAGAGATTCTCATGTCCAGAAAATCCTATACGAGCGATGAAGCAGACGCGTACATTGAAACTATCAATGATAAGACGGTCTACGAACTTCTCGTACTTAAAAAGGAATTGTCGGAATCTGATGAGGAATACTTAGACATTTCTTGTAACAGATCGATCTGGCATGAAGACTATTAAAAAAATAAATGCATACTATTTTAAGTGAGATGTTCAAGTCGTGGTGTCGCCGACAAGGTTTTTGTAACAACTCCAATCTATCACATGTGCTCATGGATGGTGGTGTACTGTCTGTTCCATTTGATAGATTGAACGATTTTTATGAAGAATATGTGAGAGCCGTAAATGTGGATGAAAAGATTTACGTCGTCGAGCAAAAGACTGACACGTATAACTTTTTCGTGGACATGGACTATAAAGATGATGAAGAATTACCTCTTGATCGCCTAAAAGAGATTGTGCGTATCGTGTGCGACAGGGTGGCGCTTTTAGGTGGTAAAAACGCACTTGTTTCAGTTGCCGAACCAAAATCTATCGGTACACTCGTCAAACACGGTATACACATCAATTGGCAAGATTTCGTCGTCGATCACGGGTCTGCTATGGCATTACATTCACATATCGTATCCGCGCTATCGTTGATGTTCCCCACGAAGAATTGGAAAGAAATTGTTGACACGTCAGTGTATGGAAACGGGAAGCGTAATGTGCGCGGGAGTGGTTTCAGAATGCCGTGGTCTTATAAGCGGGCGAAACACGAACCGTGTGAAGGGCGAGGTTGCACGTCATGTGACAACACGGGGCGTGTGACTCAAGGGTATTACTTACCGGTACTCTTATATAACGCTACGACATCAAAACTCGAAGTCATGTTTGAAACGAATCCCAGTGTCGACATTTTGAAAATGGCCACTATTCGAACTCAGAATACAAAACATATTGTCATTGAAGGTTCGAAACGTGAGGAAGGATCATTTACACCAAAAGAAATGAAAGATGTTTTCACAGACGGGGAAGCCATCGAACACCTTCAAAAATTTATTCAAAAATATTTAGATGGACAATCTTCTTCCGAAGTGACAAAAGTATACAAAAAAGAAAATATTTTTTTAGTATCCACAAATTCCAAATATTGTGAAAATCTGGGGCGTGCACATGCATCTAACCATGTTTGGTTTATGGTCCAGGGAAATATGATTATGCAAAAATGTTTTTGTCTGTGTGAAACAAACCGGGGTCGGAAGTTTGGGTTTTGTAAAGATTTTTCGGGAAGGAAACATTTTTTACCGGACAAGGTGTATGATAAATTGTATCCGAATGGGTATACACAACCCTCGTTTAAACCAAAAACCGAACCCGAAAAAAACACGTCAGATCCCGTACCACTCCTATGTACGTACATAAATAAACACATAGTGAAAGACGCTACCGTGCGAGTTAAAAGTATGACTAAAAAAGGTAAGGTGTACACTGTGTTTACAGATCACTCTTGCGCAGATTGTCAAAAGGATAATATCAAATTAAAAATTTCTAAAAATGAAATCGAACGAACATGTTGTAAAGGTCGCAAACATATTCTCACAGATAAAATCACGAAGATATTATAGATGATCACCCTTTTATTCATCATAATTTTTATGTTTATCATTTCACAAGTCACAAAAGTAGATACGACTATGGATGGTGTGGATGAAATAATCAAAAGTACACATGTATATTCTGGGATAGATGAAAAGACGTATGCGACGTTCTATGCGACGATTCAACAGGCGAAGAAAAACCGTGAACACGTGAAAGAATCACAGGGTATGCTACTCCAGGCTATCAACACACTGAATGAAATTCCTTTATATATGTCACCCATAGATCCCACTGTCCAAGATGATATCGCCCATCTCGGTCAAAAACTTGGATACGAATTCGAACGTATATTAATGAACATCGCAATTAACCAGGATTTAAAGTTTAAAGCTAAATATATTTAAAAGATTAGGATCTCTATAATACATATGAGTACCTCGACTAAAACGCGTTATGGGCGTGTCATTAAAAAGCCCGAAACATACGAACCAGAAGAAATTCCCGAGGATGATTTTCCCGAGGATGATCACGATGACGACTACACGGATAGTGGTGAGGATTTATCGGAGAGTGAAGACGAGGACTTCGGCGATGATGAAGATGCCGATGATAAGGGTAATTTGAAGGATTTCGTCGTCGATGATGAGGACAGTGATGAGGAAGATTAGGCTTAAAAAAATGAGTTGTTTAATATAGACATGGAAACTGAATTAGGCAATCCGATTGAATATACACCGAATATTCCAGAAAATGAACAAAGTGACGATACGAAGGAGACTGAGATGAACGCCACTATGGTAGATCCAGCGTATTATTACCCACCCCCACCCGCACCGTTACCACCCTATCAACCATCGCAGGGTACGGACTTTTTTTCCAATCTTGATAAAACGGCATACGTAGTTATATTCGTATCATTTATTTTAGGGTTTTTCATGGGTAAAACGATGCAACCGGTTATCCTCCGGCCAGCTTGATGGATACCCTACAAAATCACCCATAGGACCATCTGGTGTGTCAGTAAAATACGCTCTACTCACGATAACGGGATCTTTTAAATTATCATTTATTACATCCATTGCCGTGACCGTGGAAGGAACCTCGACATCCTCATCTATATTAGTTATCACTACGAACATTATGATTACAACCACCAAAAACAATAAAAATGCTACGAGTTTGGGGTTCATCGTATATTGTACTCTCCGATTTTATTTCATTTTATAAAAGGTGTGATTTATAAAATGAAAGATTTATAAAAAAATTTAAATATCTACGCCTTCTCCTCCCCCTCTTCGTCCCCCTCTTCGATAACATTCTGAGCCTCTCGCAACTTACGCCTCTCCTCAATTTCCTGTGTGACCATCGCGTCAGCCTCCTTCACGAGATCCTCCATGGGAGTATCGGGTTTCTCCTTCTGCAAACGCTCGATAATATCAGCCGGGTGCGAGATGGGTGGCTCATCCGGCTTAGAGTAAAACTTGGAGTTCTCGTCACCAGGCTTGATGAACGACTTCTCCCCAGCGACTGTCGTCGTGATCATGTCACGCTTACGCTCCTCGAACATCTTGGCAGCCAAAGCCTGATTCTCGCGATACCCAGTCATGAGAGACTCCAGCTTTTCGTTCGTATAGTGCGCATCTTCGATCTTCGTCGGGTCAGGTGGGATGAGTAGCCACTTGTACATGTCGACGACATAAATGTCAAACGTGGCATCCTCCTTCTGAAGACGCTTCGCGTGGTTAGCAGCCTCGTCCCTGGTGGCAAACGCACCGCGAATCTTAATACCAAACTTGTCATTTTTCTGGGGAGCCTCGGGTCCTACGACAGAGAGGCAGGCATATACCTGACCGGGGACCGTGGTATAGTCTTGCTCGAGAGACATTATATCTATATGTATACCAAAAACTTTAAATACATTTAGTCATCCTAAGTGAGTTAAAGTTTCCAAGTTTATTATGAATATGGAGGATCTCCGCAGACATCACAACAACGAAAAACGGGTACTCATCGAGAAATGTACGAAAAAGGGTGACAGTATTCTCGACGTAGGTTGTGGGTTCGGTGGAGATCTTCAAAAATGGCGTAATGTCGGTGCGAACATAAACATGTGTGAACCGTCGGCTGAAGCTTTGGAAGAAGCCAAGACACGTGCGAAAAATATGAAGATGCGGGTGAACTTTTACCACGGTGATATACACGCGTGTCCGAATAGAAAGTACGATATCGTATGCTACAATTTTTCACTCCATTATATTTTTCAGACGCGTGAATTATTTACGAGCACACTTCATGAAATAAAAAAAAGAATGAAACCCGGAGGTATCTTCATGGGAATTATTCCAGATTCAGAAAAAATTATTTTTAAAACACCCTACATCGATCAAGATGGAAACTTTTTTAAAATGAAAGAATCTAGTAATGGTAATTTTGGTGAAAAAATATTTGTACATTTAATCGACACACCGTATTATGCAGATGGTCCAAAATCTGAACCGGTCGCACATAAAGATTTACTCGTGACACAATTGGAAAATATGGGATTTTATTTAGTTTCATGGGAAGGGTTGGGTGGAAATCCTATATCCCGATTGTATAGTAAATTTATCTTCGTATATAAAAATGATATTGTTGGTCGTGTTATTCATAGTTAACTTTTTAATATTCACACAGATGAAAGATGATCAACGAATTCTCGACGTAAAGGAGAAGTACAGAACGCTCAGGGAGCACATCAAACAACTCGATGACCCACAATACACCATGTTACACCGAGAGATTCCCATCGTCGCACATACAGGTAAACCATCCACGGTTGGATATAACACGAATAAGGGTGCTGAGATTGGTTTGTGCATAGATGGCACACCTAACGAGATTTTTCACGTTTTATTACACGAACTCGCACACTGTATGGTGAAAGAGTATTCTCATAGCGACGAATTTTGGGAACGCTACGAAAAACTCAAGAACGAGGCGGTCGCTATAGGTGTATACGAAAGTATACGTAAGACGACACCATTCTGTGGTCAGGAGATACGCGATAAATAATATCAGAGTATTATAAATGAGTTCTGCGTATCAACCAAAACTTGCGGATTTGGGAATTGCGCTCGTTCCGTGGTTCATTATCATGTTCAGTACGAGTGTCATCCGCCTTGAAACGAACTATTGGGTCAATATGACCATGCTATCGGTCGTCTACCCCGCGTTGGTTCACTATTTGGGGCAGAGTAATTTATTGTTAGGTATGACACGTGGTAGTCTCTTCGTGACTTTAACCGTATCTATACTGTCTTTGATCACTGTAACTGAGGGCATTAAATGGCAAAAGTTAAAGCAAAGTTTTAAACAGTACGGTAAAGATCCGAAACTGACTGCTATGGCTACGGGTGCGATCATGATATCGACCATGTTCGGTTTATTCGTAGCTTCTTATACGAATCGCGCGGGGATGCTTCAGATGTAACGCCTGAGTACGAAAAACAGTACACCGGCGACGGCACCCGTCGAAGCGATGCCGACCAGACTACGTCCACCTTGGGCGTTAAGAAACTTAGGAACCGTGTTCGCAAGCTTTTCTTGAATGGGCTTGCTAACAGCGACACCGGTACACGCGACAACCAGAAGCGCGTGAAACTGATCGTCGGTCAGGTTGAAGGGGTTCTGCTTACCAGCCTTCACGGTCACCTCGTCGGATTTGGCACTCGCGACATTCTGACGAGGGAGTTCAACCCGGGGCTGAGCGTCGATCATACGGGGGTCCATGGCCATGAGAGGGGGTTCATTCATTTGCTGTTGGGGTTGCCCCATGACGTCGTTGATGGGCGTAGAGTCCATGGTATCTTTCTCTTCACGCATATTTTTTTCATAGCTAAATTCGGGCACGAAGGTCGTAGACTGATTTTTGTTAATAGGAACCATCCCAGAAGTATCTTCTGATAAATTTAAAGTAGGAATATCCGACATTATATAATTGGTGTAGTTTTTTTCATCACGATCATACCGCATTTCATGAATGATA